CGGATGTCGGCATAAAAGCCCGTTCGGACTGCAGGTACTCGACGATCTGGCTGATGTAAGGCGCCATTTCCGGCTTCAGCAGCAGCCGCGTCGCAGCGTCATCGCTGAATGCATAGGTCTCGGCGCCGATCTTGATCGGCGTCCAGGTCACGATGCGAGAGACCAGCCATTTGGCCGTCTTGAGGTCCGCATCCTCAGGCGAAATGACCTCGGGCTTCACCTTCCGGCCGTTCGCCTGCTGCGCCTCGATCTGCGCCTGCTTCGCCAGGCGCTCGCGCTGCGAGGAGTCCTTGAAGGCGAGAGCCTTCGGATGCGACGGGCCGGCCAGCGTGATCACCCAGCCGATCGGCAGGTCGGTTCCGGGCCTCAGCATCCTCAGCTCGGCCGTCTCGCCTGGAATATCGGCCGAGAGATCGACCACGTTGTCGTCGCTCACATGAACCTCCAAATCAGGTCAGGTTGGAAACCTGGATCGACACCGTCGTGTCGTCGTATCCCGCTCCTGTCGTGTCGTGGCCGACCAGGGCAGTGGGAATCGGGATCGTGACAGTGCGTGCGCCGCCAGCCGTGCTTCGCGCTGAATCGTCGGCGCCGCCAAGCGAGAAGTTCGGGACGTTGATGCTGATGAAATCTTTGGGCTCGGCCGAGTTCGCGGCCGCCAGAAGGCTGAGCGAAAACGCCGTTTCGTTGAGGAAGGCGCTGAAATAGCTCAGGTCCTTCTTGAGCAGTGTAATGTTCATCGAGACCTGGTTGAGCCCGGGCATCACGGTCGGGCTGACCTTGCTCCCGACCGTGGCCGGCGCGACCGCACCATTATCGATCGTTAGGTCCCACGCTGCGATGTCGGCAACATCGACGCCTCCAAACCGGAGCGTGGAATCAAGGGCCGCCAACGAAATGGTCGACGTTAGCGTCGGTACCGTCAGCACCGGGGAGGACACGCCGCTGTCAGCTTCGGCCTGGCCGGTTCCGACCCAAGAGGCCTCGAACGTGATGATGCCGTTCGGCGCCATTGAAAACTTGCCGGACTTCCAGAAGCAGTCTGTGAACAGCTTGCTGGCATCGATATCGGCATCATATTCCTCGCCGGTGAAATATCGGTTCACCAGCGCACCTGCGGGCGGATTGATGACCTTGCGTCCGCGTCGCTTGATCACCGCGGTGGCGTCGGCGGCGGCGTCCACTACCAAGGTCTCTGCCACCGTGATGGTGGTCGTGGACAGACCGGTGATACGGAGATTGCGGTTGGCATTGGCGGCATCTTCCGCTGCGGTGAGCTCGATCACGTCGTTGACGCGAAAGCCTTTGGCTATCGGGTTGCCGCTCGCCCAGACGATGGTGTGCGCGCCATACGTCACCGAGGTGAAATCGGCCGCGGTCGTCTGGAATTCGCTGTCCCAGGTGCCGCGCAGCAGCGCCTGGAAGATGAGATCGAACGTCCCAAGCGAAAGCTCGCCGGAATAAGGACCGCCCGTCGAGGACTGCTGGCCGTGGCGGCCCTTGACCGGCTGCGCGTCGGGGCGAATCTCCTTGGATTGGATCGCAGCCTTGGCCAGTTTTGCGGGCGTGCCGCCAGTCTGCCGATAGATGATCCCGCCGGAACCGGTCGCCTGCTGCCCGATGGCGGTCTGCTGCTTGTAGGAGAAATAGCCCGCAAAATTCGATTGATATGTGGTCATGCTCGGATCCTCAGGCCCTGTGGTAATACTGAAACGGCACTGTCACGGTGACACGAAACAAGCTGGCGACATCGGCGCCCTCGAGCTGGGCCTGGCCGCCGCCATCGGGAGGATTCGGCGCGATCGTGCGCAGGTATGACCCGTTTGGGTCCTGGTAGAACGTCACGGTGCGAAAGATCTCGCCGGCCTGCACCGCGAGCCCCTCTGCACGATCGGCGCCCTCATCTATTGCGACCAGCACATGCAGCGCGATCAGCCCGTCGTAGACGAAGAAGCGATTGCCTTGATTGCCGAAGGTGTAGACGTCGCTCCTGGTCCCTGCGACCTCACAGACCAGCACGGGCTGCGGATTGCCGCTCGCCGGATCGACCGGCGGAAACGGCGGATCCGGCTGCTTGTTGGCAAACACAGTCAGGGTCAGCGGATTGCCGGAACCGTCGACCCATTGGGCCGCAAGACGCGCCTTTATGGCGGCGACAGCGCCAGCATAATCGGGCATCTGCCTATCTCGCCGTGATCTGCAGCGCCGGCTGGCGCGCCAGCCAGTCGCGCCGCGCTTTTGGCGAGCCGCCGCGCCGCGATCGCGCCGAAGCCTGACCGGCCGGCGAGCTGGCATAGGCATCGATCGAGCCGAACCGTACCGGCATGAAGACGAACTCCACGTCGACCTGGTCCTGGTAGCGCGCTGCAACGATCTGCTCCGCCTGCTCATAGATGTGCGGCGGGACGCTGATCTTCATGGTCCCGAGCTCGATCTTGCGGGCGTAGGGCTCGGGATTGGAGATGTGGATCACCTGCCCCGGCTGCCAGGATTTCGCATCCGGAACGTTGCGGCCGTCGATGAACAGCATGTGGCTGTCGCGGTAGAGCCCGGGATGCGGATCATCGGCCGAGCCGATCGGCGAGAGATCACGCAACGTCTGCAGCGCGAACTGCACGACATCGTCCATGTAGCGATAGACGATCCGCCGCACCAACGGCTGTGCTGCCTGATAGAACCGCACGACCTCCACGATCGCATAACCGCTCGGACGGTCGCGCGCGACGATCTCCTGATGCGCTGATCGCACGGCGCCCTGCATGAGCGCAAACGCCTGCGCCAGGGCGAGATCACGCGCCTGCCGAAAGCCGTCCAGCGACGCCTTGAACTCGGCATTGCCGGCCGGCACTGGCACTGGCAGGCCGAAGGCCGGATCGGCCTGAGAGGCCGGAAGATCGGACATCAGCCCGTCACCCTGAGATTGAGGCGTACCAGCTCGCCGCCAACGAACTTCGGATCGGCGAAGGCCACTTGGCGCAGCTGGCCGCGAACGATCATCTTGTCCGGCCCGTTGGCGCGCGGCACGCGCTGGTCGATGTTGAACGGCGGGACCTGCGGTATCGTGCCGCCGGGCCACTGCGCCTCATTGATCTGGGTCGGCGACATGATCACGTTGAGATCGGTTGCAGGGACGCCGGCGACGATCTGCTCGACCCGCACCGCATCGACTCGGGCCCGACACTTCACGTCGATGTTGACCTGGTTCGGCGCCGTACCGACGACGCGACGCAGGATCACGTCCTCGCCGCCGCCGTCGACTCCCGGCGCCAGCGCCGCATCGAGCGCCGCGATCAGGGCATTGCCGCTCATGAACCGGCCTGCACACCGTTGACAGTGAGATGCTCCGGTTCGACCGCAACTGGCGAAACCTGCGGAAGCGCGGTCGCAGCGGCGTCTGGCGTGCCAGGCCCCGGCTGTTCAGGAAGGGGCGCGGTCTCTCGAAGAGTCACGGTTACGTCACCATTCGGTGCGGGAGACACCTGCAAGGTCGCATCCGTCTGATTGTTCACTACGACATTCTTCGACCCGGGTGGCTGCACGTCGACTTTTGGCGTTTCCACCTGAGGCTTCGCGTCAATCTTCGGATCGACCTGCCCACCCTGCCCGCCTCCCTCGTTCGCTTGGTCCGATGACGATTGGCGGCCATCGGATTCGCCATCGGGAGGGGCGCCGTTGGACCTGTCGACCATGCTCTCGATGGTGCTGCGAAGCGAGGACTCGACGAGCCGGAGATCGCCGACATGGCCCTTGATCGCCTTGTGCGCCTCATCGATGCCGTCCATGACATCGTCGTAGGCCTTTCCGGTCGCAGCAATGTCCTTCTGCTGGCCTTGAGCCCGCAGCAGGCGCGCCCGCATGCCGGCGAGCTCGACCGGTCGGGGAATCGTCAGAGGCGGCCGTTTGTCATTTGCCATGTCGCCACTCCGCAATAACAGGTCAGGATTTCGCTCGATCAGATCGAGCCGCAGCCGCAGATGCGCGACGGCAACGAGGGCGGTGAACCAATCCCATTCGAACGCGTCGTCAGCGCACCGAGGCGCGCAGGCTGAACGCCGTGTTCGTATAGGTGCCGGTCGAGACGATATAGGCGGCCAGCAGATCGCCGAGCAGCCCGTCGTTGACGCCTTCCGCCGCGAGGTCCTGGTAAACGGCCACGCCATTCGACTTCAGCCCGTTGAGGTTCGCCGTCTTCACGGCCGACGCCGTCGTGAAATCGAACCGCGCGACATGGCGCCAGGTCGTGCCGCCGTCGAAGGAGGTAGCGACGATCACCGAGAAGGTGGCGCCGCCGGAGCCATACTGGAAGTTCGCTTCCAGCGTGACCGCGCTCATGCCGTCGAGGTTGGCGATCGGGGTCAGCAGCGCCAGCGATCGCGGTGCCGTGATCCCCAGCGCAGCGAGTGTGAAGACACCGGCGTTGTCCATGGTTCAGCCGAACGTGTTCAGGGATGCGCCAAAGTTGGCGTAATTGTCCTTGGTCGGGTCATAGGTCGTTGCCATCGGCCTGCTCCTAGCTCTTGCCCGCGCGCTTGTTCTCGACCTTCGCGATCACGGACAGTTCGATTTCGGAATCGACCACGAGAACGCGGCCAGGCAGATTGAGCCGTCGCTCCAGCCGCGCTGTCAGCTCGGCTGCCACGACCGACGTCAACGTCCGCTGTGAGCGGATCGCCAGGATGTCGCCGGGGCCCAGCTCGAGCTTTGCGATCTTGAACTCAACATCATCAAGCATGTCCATCGGATGACCCTTCACGCCACGGCATACATCGGCCGGCGGAATTGCGAGAGTGAGGCCAGGACGCGCGGCGGCAGCAGCTCGGGATCCCCGACCGCGCCGACCCAGTAGCGCACGTCGCGCACGCCGGGGATGCTCTCCGACATCAAGGTCGGGTCGCGGCCGCGACTCGCCCAATAGTCCGCGACCAGCGCGACCACCGCACCTTCGATGCCGAAGTCGAGATTTCGCCCGGGATTGCCGGGCAGGACAAATCCGCCGGTATAGGTCACGACGACCGACTTGCAGAACCACCATTCGCAGGGGAATCCGCTGGAGAAACGGTCGAGCGTGCCGGTCTTGGGATCGACCAGAAAATCCGTCGTATCGAGTGGCACATCGTCGACCGTGACGCTCGCGATCGTACTGACCGGCGTGCGGCTGAGGAACAGCGTCGTCAGCGCCTGATTGCGCCAATGCACGACCCGCGGCAGGGCCGTGACGTCGTCGTGCCAGAACGTTTCGATCACGTCCTCCGACGGCAGGCGATAGCCCATCGCAGCCTGGACGTCGGAGGAAGCCTCCGCGATCTTGGCCTTCAGGACCTCCTCGTCCGCGCCGGTAACGCCCCTCAGCTCGCCCTTGACGCGCGATAGCGTCGTCAGGAGCTCGGAAGCCGCGGGCGTGACAATCTGGACGACGGAGCGCATCAGGTGCCGATCGCGATCCAGTTGACCTTCTTGCCGAAGGTCGTCGCGGCCGCGGGCGTGGGATCCGTGCCGCCGGTGTTCTGCCAAGTCTTGATGATGATCGAGCCAGCCGCCGGCGCGCCAGCCTGGTCGCCGATCTGGGCTGACACCATGAACGGGTTGTCGGTCGGGTCGGCTTCCAGCGAAGCAACGACCGAGACGGCCGTCGTGAGGCCGGTCACCACGGTGTCCGCGGCCGTGACAGTGGTGAACTGGCCACGCGCGAACTTGAACGGCGTGCCGGCGAACGAAAACACGCCTCCGGCCTCGACGTCGAACGTCCCGCCGTTCTTGACGAAGCCACGGGCACCGCCCTGCTCCGTGCCGACCAGCACGTTCTGGCTGTTGGACTGCGTCGTCATCGCTTCATGGCTCCATGGAAGAAAAAGGGGGAAAGAAGCAGCGCCGGGGTCGACCGGCGCTGCAGGCTCGAGACGGCCTTATGAAGTGCCCTGCACGGTCGGGCGAAGGCCCGCGCGACTCTGCAGGCAGACGGCGCCGACATCCATATTGCCGGTGTTGTTCGACGGCGTCAGCGTCAGGCGGATGTAACGTTTACCGCCGATATAGCCGAGCGTGCGCACCTGGTTGTCGCTGTCGAACTGGAAGCCAGCCGCGGTCAGCGGCGTGCTGCCGGCGGTCATGCTGGTCATGTCGGCATCGGCCACGGTGTTTTGACCCGAGAAGTTGGTATCGCTCTCCTCGAGCAGTGTTGCTATGGTCGTGTCGGTATCAGCGATGGTGCCGGTGTTGATCACGAACAGCGCGGATTCGAAGCCTTGCATGTCGATGACCTGCGAGACCTGGGCGGTGTTGTCGGTGACACGGGTCGAGGAAATCGCCCGCTTGGCGAGGACGGAATGGAGGAAATCGCGCATGGCGCTTGAATCTCCGGTGAAAGGGGATGAAGAGGGAAAAAAGCCTGCGCAAAAATGCGCAAGCTCAAGAGCGACGGCACCTGGCAAAGCCCTGAGGGCGAAGCCAGAAACAGGCCTCAGGTCTGCAGCAGCTTGATGGCCTCGAAGTTGATGACGTCGCCGCCAACCCGCTTGCGGCTATAGAACTGCACGAAGGGCTTGGCCGAATAGGGATCGCGCAGCGTCGAAATGCCGACCCGATCCACGATTTGGTAACCCGCCTTGAAGTTGCCGAACGCGACCGGCAGGTTACTGGCACCCACCGCAGCCATGTCGGCGGCCTGGCGCACCTCATGGCCCAGCAGAATCGAGGGCTTTCCGAGCTGCTGGTTCTGCTGCCAGATGTAACGGCCCTCACCGTCCTTGAGCAGCATCACCTTGCCGACCGTGGCCCGCTGCATCATCCAGATCGCGCCGCCGAGATAATACTCCTTCAGCGCGGTCATGACATTGATGAGATCGTCCCATGCGATGGCGCCGCCGGTGGCGGCGGCGATCTGCTGAACCACGCCACTGCCGCCGGCGACATAGGTTCCGGTGGTATAGGTCGTGAAGCCGCGCGGCTTCTTGATGC